ACCCGTAGCAGAACACCCTGCAAAACAAGTCGAATTGCTTCTGGTACTCGTTCATCTACCACAACCACCCTTTGGACATAAGCTCATCAATTCATTTATACCAATAAAGACTAACAGTAGAACAAAAGCAATACCGCCAATAATCATGGCTATCTCTTGCATTTCTTCTTCTTTAGCCTTGGCCTTCTTTTCCTCGGCTCTCAACGCTGCCATCTCTTTGGCATCATCCCTGTCCATCTCAGCTTGTCTAGCCTTGATCTTGTTCCAGACATCTATCTTGCCTGTCTGCATGAACAACATCTTTAATTCTTCTTCAAAGGCTCTGGCTTGCTCTAGTGCCATCTCAATCTGAAGAGCGGCTCCCATGTTCGAGCCTTTCTTCTCCCTCTTTGCTTGAAGCATAGCCTTTGTTGCTTGACTCTTAGCATCAAACATCTTGCCAATCATGGGGGCAAGACCACCTAAATCATTGGCTACCTTACTAGCCTTCTTGACCATCGAAATGGCGCTTTGTAGGCCATTTAGGGCACTCAATGGATCGATAATCATTTCTTCTCTACCTTTTTCCATTCAATACAGTAGACCCTGCGGTTGTAAACATCTCCAACCCAAGTCCACTTAACACACCTGTATTCAATAGATACAGCCAGTAAAAAACTAATCATATCCAAGCCCAAATTATTATGGATAAACTCCAAATGACAAGGGCAACCATACTGACTGCCGCAATGAATGCAAGCAGCCAGTCTTTCATGTTATCTGTTTAACAAGAAACGCTCAGTACCATACTCTGGCAACTGGCCTAAACCATAGTTAGTCATAGGATTAGAAGTGATCCTGTTGAGTAAACCAGGTGTTTGAGGCTGAGTGTTTGGTAGCATATTGCGTTGGTACATACCGCTTGTAATACCTGCTCTTGCTACTGGTCTGCCAAATACAGTGCCTAGCAATGTAGGATTACTTGCTGATGCAGCGGCAACACCTGCGGCTCCAACATCTAATGGACTAATGCCAGGAACACTACCAATACGAGCTGTATTCTGAAAAGCAGTTGGATAAGCGGCAGCGGCATTTGCTAAAGCCTGAAGTTCGCTAGGAACAATCTTTCCTGCGGCAGCTCTTTGGCCTAATGCAGAACCAGAGACATCTCCTGTTGCGGCATTCAATGACTTCTCAATTGTGTAGCTTTTAGCAATATCTTGACGAGCTTGTTTAAAGTTCTTCATTACATCAGGTTGTTTGAAGTTTTGCAAATTACGCTCTGCAAGATCTTCCAATTGTCTAGCGGCAAACTTTTGTTGTTGTCCAAGACTTCTCTTGGCAGGATCCAAAGACATTGAATTTGCTTCGCCATCAAACTTCAAACGCTTCATCTGCTCAACAAGTCCAACACCATCAAAACTCATTTGCTTCAAGCCATTTAAAACATTGAGTTCAGCAGAAACATCTGTTGTATTCGCTAACTTTTGCAAATCATTTGTGCGCTTGTTTACATCTGTAATAAATTGTTTATCAGTGTAGTAAGCATTGTTTGACTTTAATGCCTCATAAGCTTGACCTTTAACATCTCTATAGTCTTGCAAAACTTTCGGGGTAATTACAGTGTCTTCAGGCAAGTTCAATGCTTTACGAGCTTGAGTATTAATAACTTCTTGATTTTTAATTGATGCAACTTGACCAGTTTGTTGTTTTCCAGAAAAGCCTTCTAACATTCTGTTTAAGAAAGTTGGATTGACTTGTGTTGGAGGTAATGTTGCACCTTGATTGATAGCCTCTTGTGCAATCTGTTGTCTTTGTGTCAAATTAGCAGGTGCTCTAGGTGTTGTTATAGCACCTGTCAAAGCAGTAGGAGTAGTCAATAAACCACCAACTGCCGCTTCATTAAACACTTGAGCAGGATTAATAGTTCCTGTAGTAGCTTGTTGTTGTGCGGCAGAAGTTAAACCTGCAGTACCTGTACCTGCGGCAACATTCTGAGCCAATGCAACAGTTCTTGGTGCGGCTTGAGCAATTGCAGTAGGCGTTGAAGCAACAATAGATTTCTGCATAGCACCAGGCAGAACCAAGTTTGCAGGGTCTAGTAAACCTGTAGCCATACCACCAACAAGAAGACCTGGACGTTGTGTGGCAACTTGATATGTACCTTTTAGAATGTCACCGATAGACTGAGTAGGTTGTGGTGCAGGTTGTTGTTTTGTGCGATCAATGCCAAGGTATTCATCAGAAAAACCAAGCTTACTGAGGCCACCAGTTATGCCACTAGCCATTAAACCAGCAGTGCCTCTGATTAATTGTCCACTAGTAGTCTTGCCACGCAAAACATCCATTGGGTTAAAACTAGCTCGTACATCTTGTAAAAATTGGCTTTGACCAGTTTGTTGAGGTTGTGGTGCTGTAGTAGTTGTTACACCAGTTACAGGCTTCCAATCTTCATTAGCCAATGATTGTTGAGTAGTTTCTGTATTTGCTACTGGTTGTTGATTGATGCCAGATACTGGCTTCCAATCTTCGTCATCTTTATTTGCCATACCAACCACCTTCTTTACGTAGTTTTGTGTTTCTTTAAATGGAGGAACACCGCCATACTTCTCAACATTGCCAGGACCTGCGTTATAAGCAGCCGCAACCAAAGTAGGATCTTGAAACCTATTAGACAATTGACCTAGATATTTAACACCACCTCGGATGTTATCTTTCCAATCCATTCGATTAACGCCAAGATCTTTAGCAGTTGCACTCATCAACTGCATAGGTCCATAAGCACGATCATTAAACCTTGTTTTAGGACCTATAGCGTTAAACGCACCACCAGACTCAGCCTCAATAACATTTTGCACCAGTGAAACGGGTACGCCTTGACGCTCCGCTTCCTGAGTAGCAAATGCAAAGATTTCGTCTTTAGTTGCCATCTTATTGACCCACTGGCATTACAGAACCATCTGGTCTTCTAATTCCATATCTGCCAGATTTGCCTTGTACAAGTTGGAAACCTGCAGGTAAAACTGGTTTAGTTGGATTGGCGGCAACTTGCTCATTTAAGAACTGCTTGAACTTTGGATGTTCAAAAATTGGTTTGTTGTCTGGAGAGTTATTCCAAGCAGTACTGATTTTTGCAGGATCACCAGTGTAGTTTTCAACAAATTGATTTCGTGCAATGTCTTTATCAGCAAGCGCCTCCTCTTGGGCGGCAAGCATACGAGTGGCAGAAGCAGGGTCTGTCAATGTTGCATAACCTCTGGCAATAACTTGTGCGTCAAGGTTAGAAGCAGCGCCCTTTTGTTGAGCAGTCTTCTCCAACTGAGCAGTCGCAATTGCTTGATTCATGCGGGTTACATCAGTAATGTCTTGCTCAAACAATTTGCCAACACCAGGTATTGCATTCATGTAGCTATAAACACCTGCTTGCAAGCCAGTTAATTTATTGTTGTTAATTTGTGTTGATAAATCATATAACTGTTGGGCAGCAATTTTCCTACCACTGGCAGTATTTGCACTAGAAAGACTGTCATTAGAGAAGGTTTTAAATCTCTCATTGGCAGCGGTATCTAATGTTGCTTGGGCAGGAGAAACTTTTGCTACTGCTCCTGCAGGAGCTACAGTTGTTGGAGTAGTTCCCGCAACACCAGCACGAGGAGGCTGAGTAAGCAAAGAAGATCTAGGAACAAAGTATGTTTTGCCATCAGCACCAATAACTTGCTCAACTTGACCTGCAGCTTGCGCTTGTGCTTTAGCAGTCTCAACCAAAGAAATTGCTTCAGGACCACCTGGGATTGCTTGTTGCATAAATCCACCACCTTGCAATGGTACAAGCATAGTGTTTGGAGAAACTTCAGGTGGAGTAGATTGAATCCTAGCTTGCATACCACCAAGAACAGGCATAGACTCAAATCTACCAGTTGCACTGTTATATTGAGTTTGAATCTGGTCTCTTTGTTGTGGCAAAGATCCAATAACTTTTCCTTGGTTGTCAACACGCAAACCATCAACAAATGTTGGTTGCATTGCTTTCAATGTTTCACGAATTTGTGGTTGTGCAGGATTACCAGACAAGCGCAATGAGTCTGCCAATGCCCTGTTGAAATCAATAGGTGCATTCAAAATGTCTATTTGGTTTTGACCTGCGGCAACAGTAGGACCACGGCCTCCTGCCGCTAATGCTCGTTGACCTGCTTGCATAGGAGTTGGAGCATATTGCTCTAAGAAACTACCAACTTCACCACGCTGACGTTGTTTCTCTTTCATCTCAGAGATAGCTTTCTGACCACTAATGTACTGATCAGGTACAGACATAGCAGACCTTAAGCCCATTGCAGGATCATTGCTTAACAAAGAACCTAGCAAGAACTGAGTTGTAGCTTGCTTTTGCAAACTTTCTTTCTCAGTATCACTAAGACCAGTAAGTGCCGCATCAGACAGCAAACCAAAATTGAAAGCCATATAAACTCCTTAAAGACCAAGCACACCAAGCAAACCTTGGCGTGAACCAGAAGTTGTTTGCATTCCAGATCCACCACCAATGTTGAGTCCCAACGCCTGATTGATAATCTGTTGTTGTTCCAAAGGCAGATTGCGGATTGCATCCAATTGCTGTTGTGTGTACTGCTGTTGGAATTGACCTTGAGCCGCCAAGTTCTGAGCGCCTTGGAAGCCCATCTGTTGAGCATTTTGAGCAATACCTGCCATCTGACCTGCGGCAGCTAAGTTCTGCTGATTACCCGCTAAACCTGCTTGTTGGTTAGCCAAGTTTGCTTGCAAGAAGTTCTGCTGATTAGCTAAACCTGCTTGTTGTGTCAAACCTGCTTGTTGAGCATTAGCCGCATTGATTGCCGCTTGGTTAGCCAAACCTGCCTGATTAAATGCAGAAGCACCAAACTGACCTGCTTGATTCAAAGCACCCATGTTTGCCAAGTTGGTTGCTTGTTGATTACCCGCATTAAACTGAGCCATCTGGTTCTGAGCGGCCTGATTAGCCAATGCCGCTTGGTTAGCAGAAGCCGCACCGAATTGACCAGCTTGATTCATTGCGGCAGCGTTTGTTAAACCTGCTTGTTGCAAGTTACCTGCATTGAACTGAGCCAATTGATTCTGAGCGGCAGCGTTCTGAGCGGCAATGGTGTTTTGAGCGCCAGCACCAAACTGAGCGGCTTGATTGGCAGCGGCCTGAGTTGACAAACCTGCTTGCTGAAGTTGTTGGGCATTAAACTGAGCCATTTGGTTCTGTGCCGCTTGGTTTGACAAGTCTGCAACATTACCTGCTTGAGCGCCAAACTGAGCCGCCTGATTAGCCGCAGCTTGAGAGGCCAATCCTGCTTGTTGGAGGTTACCAACATTGAATTGTGCCATCTGATTTTGTGCCGCTTGGTTAGCCAGATTAGCTTGCTGTTGAGCTTGCATATTAGCTTGACCAGTAGTGACATCAACACCTTGATTAGCCAATGCCGCACGTAGACTTGCATCTTGGTTAGCCAAACCAAACTGACCAGACAGAGCCAAAGCCTGTTGGGTAGTGGCGGCATCTTGTGCTTGATTAAGTTGTTGAGCTTGCATAGCTCTAGACAAATCAGCCTCAGAAGCTTGTTGAGCGGCTTGGTAAGCGGCAGCGTTCTGTTGGGCAACCAAACGAGCGGCATTCTCACCAAAGGCTCGATTAGTCTCTGCTTCAGCAACACCTTGGCGTGAACCACCAAAGGCTCTAGCCGCAGTAGCACTAGCAGCAGTCTGTTGTTGTTGCAATTGTCTAGAACGCTCTAGATCTCTTAAAGATTGATTTGTGACTTCTTCAGTATAAGGATTCATGTACTGCTGAACATTCTGATTTAAGAATGAACCTGCCTGTACATCACGAATATTCTGACGAGCTTGTGGAGCAATCTGACCCAAAGCAGTAGAGGCTACTTGTTGACCAGAAACACCTGCCGCACCAACTTCACGAACAGTATCTCTATTCATTTGAGCGGCAAGAGCCTGTGCTGAAGGACCTGCTTGTTGACCAGTAAATCCTAATGAGGTATAACCTTGACCCCTAGCAGTAGCGGCAGGACCTGCCTGTTGACCAGTAAAACCAAGAGACTGATAACCAGTGGCTTGTGCTTGTGTAGCAGGTCCAGCAGAAGCTGATTGAGCCGTAGCAGGGTTATAGCCTGTCTGAGCCGCCATAGCAGATGGAGCTACTTGAGCGCCACCAAATTGCTGTGCTTGGACATTTTGAGGCTGATAGTTTGCCGCTCTGTTGGCGACATCAAATGAAGCACCAATACCTTGGAATATGGCATTATTTGGATTAGCAAAGTCTCTGGTTAACTGAGCTGCACGTGCTTGATCTGGGTTGTATCCCGCAAACTGGCGAGGAGCTAATTCTCCTGCAACATCTCTGGATGTTTGCACATTTTGCAAGTAAGCGTCACGCAATGCAGGATCAAGCTGCGCTGTTTGTTGACTAGAACCACCAGACATAATTACACCTCCGTAGAAAGCCAATAATGTGTTGGCTTCATGTTAAATTTAGATACAAAAGTTCTTGACCAACCCCTACGTCCTGTCAGGGTGATTTTTTGGCATCCCATGTCTTCAGCGAACTTCTGAATACGGGGGGTGATAGTTTCTAGATCTGCTAGATCACCTGCCGCTAAAAATATGTGCAATACCCTCATTCTTGGGAATATCTGCACTTGAGTGACTACTGCGCTGTTATCACTTGTCCATAATTGCATCGTACTACTGTCAATACAGTCGGCTACATCTTGCATATTATGCGTATTATCGTATTCTAAAGCAGGTTCTAAAATTTTCTCTACTTTTTTAAAATATACAGCCCATAGTGGTAGTTCACCATCTACTTTATATTTCTCGTAGTCAATCATCTCAAACTGCCAGGTTTCCCATCAAATCTGATAACACCAACTCGCCAATCTGTTAAAGCAACAGCTTCAATCTTTACCGCAATCTGTCTACCAGTCAAACGAACTGATGTAGGCGAAGACAAGGTATATGGACCATGAGTGTATTTAGTGGTATTTGGGTAGAACTTAGTACTAAAACTAGCCCTAACATCACCTGCAGTCTTCTCATCAGGAACTAATCCTGTAAGACTCATTACCCTGTCGCCATTACCTAATTCAATTGGTCCTGACTCAGCAAATAGTGTCTGGGAATCATAGTTGTTGCCAACCTCATGCTCATAGACATACCCATCTGAGGAAACCAGAATAGGATTGCTAAAAATACCTTTGTCTGTACCGCAAGTACGATCTAAAGTGCCAATAGACCAATGATTCTCACGATAGTTATAGGTCACATAGGAATCTACCTCGTTGGTAGACACGCTTGGGTAATACCACCAAATCTCACCAAATGCTGAGTTATGGACGCAATAAATCTTTGAGGCTTGGGTAGTGTTCAGGTTGCTAAAAACAAAGTCAGAGACATCTGATGGCAAAGGCTTTACAAAGCCATCGTATATCCAGAATCCTGATCCAGACATCCAAATACAAGCATTGTCAGTAGCGGCTACTGCTTGCTTAGAGATAACTCCACAACCCGTACCAACACGCTCAAAACTGTAAATAAAGGGTGGGCCAATGTAAGTGGCAGTATGGACATCCACATCTGTAAACAAGATGGTAGTGCCACGAATACGCTTAGAACACTGCAAAGAGCCAATGGTTGTTAGCTCAAAATCACCTGCTTGGTTAGTAGCCAAAGGAGTCCATACAGTATTGTTCTCTTGGTCACACCATTGAACTTTACGAGGATTACCACCTGCACCCAGAGCAAATAAGAATCTTTCTTGAGTAACAACCAAACCAGTGCAACTAGTTGGAGCATTTGTGATGGCGGCAGCATCTACACCAGTATCCAACTGCCATTCAAGGAGCTTTCCATCCTTAGATGAGCAAGCAACCAAATACTCACCCCATGTATCCATAGACCATGTGGTAGCAGGAGTGACAGATCCTAAGTCAGGTCTAGCAACACCATAGGCAAAACTTCCATAAGTGCCATAGCCATAACCAATCTTTTGGACTGCATCTGCATCACCAACAGTAAAACTGGTAGGCGTAATGTCTGTTAAAGTATTACTTTCACTCAGAACATAGAGTTTTGAATGTGTCCCAATACCAATTCTTCGGTTATTGGAGTTATCACGCCAGTTAAGAAGACCTCTAGCTTTACCAGTTAGTTGAGTGGTTGTACGCTTTCTCCATCCACCAACAGGGCGAATAGTTCCTTCAAACCAACGAACTAGGTTAGAACTATTCCAACGTCCTTTAGCCTGATACTCTGTACCATTCTTGAATACACCTGGAGGAATTTGGAGCGGAATATAGGCCATACTTTGTCAATCAGGTAGGTTAGAAACAAAGCTCATTGTAGCAATAACGCTAGGAATTGCAGGTCTAGTTGGGCTTGTGCTAGTCCCAAAATGCTCAATAGATACACCAACGTCAGCAGTTCTCCACACAATCTCAACGTAATCATTAGCAGCCATGTCAACAAAGAAATTCAATGCAGCAATCATATGACTAGGATCACCTGAACTTTTCCTTGGTGGAGGGTGAAATCTGCTGTTTGAGTTGTCAATGTTTGTTCCATTCTTGCGAAACCAAACATCCACATCTTGACCATCATTTGTGGTGTTTTTAAACTGAATCGAAAACTGTAAATTGTAAAGACCTGGGTTGCTTACATTTAATCTTGAGGAGTTAGATAAAGTTACACCATTAGAGAAATCTGTTGTGTTAAATGTAATCGCATAGGCAACAGTTGTACTAGCGGCAGTTTGGTCTGTAGAGTCTTGGAACGCACCAAATGGAAAGTTGATGTACTTGCCACCAACTCTAGCAGTTAAGGCTTGAACAGCGTTAAGTAGCTTAATAAAAAACAACCTCAATGTGCCATTATTCTGGTTCTGTACTTCTTGAGAGTAAGAAACACCAGAAGTCCCCAAATTAGGAACTGGTGGTACATCTAGTTGCTTCTGACTAGACATTACTTCTTAATCCAAGTTTGCCAAACAGCACCTGCTGCCAAGATCAAACCACCAACCCATAAAACAGGTTGAGCAATAGAAGCTATCCAATTCAGAACCTTGACAGCACCTTTAGCCGCTTCAATAGCGCCTACTAGATCACTTGTGTTCTTATCAATGGTATCTACTTTGGCTTCAACTGCAACCAGTCTTTCGTAGATTTGTGAATGGGTAACTTCTTGCATTATTCACTCCGATGGCTCTTTAGGAAGTTGTGCGTCAGCCTGTTCTTTGATCTTGACAATCAGAGGCCATACACCAGACTTGGCTGGCATCTCACCCAATACATTCAAGATGAATTGGACTTCGTTTGTTTCCAACTCTAATTTCATGCTTCACCCCAAGGTACGCCTGTACTTTTTACAGGGTTCTTCTTCAACTCAATCTGAGCCGCCAAAGAAGCCTCTGTAGCTTCCTTGTCAATGCTTTCCCACACCCATGCCAATACTGTGGCTTCTGTGAGGTTTGCATAGGGAATTGCAGGAGTGCCTTCAGCCCATGAGACTGTTGCGTAGGCAGAGGCAGAGTGTTCTCCGTCTACTGCGGTGCAAGTCCAATGGGCGCAATCGACATAGCCTGTAGCGACTACGCTCTCAAGTGTTGGGGCTTTCCAAGTGTATGTAATAGACATGATGTTTTCCTTTTAAAAGTTTAAGGGTGAGATGCTTTGTAGGCATCAAATTCTGCTTTGAGTTCTTGAATAGCCGCTGTTAATGTAGCCACCAAGAATGATGTATCGATGCCTTGGTACTTAGGATTGCCGTTTTCATCAACAGCGTCTTTTTCACCAGTCACACATTGAGGCACAACTTCTGCTAGTTCGTGAGCAATGAAGCCTTCACCACTAGAGCCATCAGCGTTCCACTTATAAGTGCAAGGCTTGAGCAATGCCACCTTTTCCAATGCACCCGTCATTGGAGCAATGGTGTTCTTGAGGCGGTAGTCGGAGGATGTGTTAAAAGCAGTTGTTGTACCGCTTGTAAAAATTGAACCAACAGCACCATTAGCGTTAGTAAAAGCAACATGACCTTCGCTTGCTGTAGTTGTTCGCTGTGATTCAAATGTATAAGAAGTGTCGCTAAAAGAAGTGATACGAGAACCAAAACTAGTTGTGGTTGTTCCAACTAGCAAACGACCGCTTGAGTCTATACGGGCACGTTCTGAGCCAACAGTTTGAAAAACAAGTTTTGAACTTGCGGCTGTTGGCCCAATAGCAAATAAAGTATTTGTTTGATCCCAATATGCCTCGACTTTTGATGTGCCGTTGTTTTGCCACAAAGCCGTTGTATATTGACTTCCATCATTATTCAAAGCCATCTGCCCACCATTTCCAGCTTTGACTTCAAACTTTGTACTAGGACTTGTAGTACCAACACCAAGCTGACCACTAGCATCCAGAGTCATTGCCTGAGTAAAGGTAATGGCGTTTCCTGCTGTGCCTGATGGGGCGTTGTACCAAATGTGCTGGCCTGATGTTTGTCGAGCCAAAGTAGCAAACGAGCTATTTAAATACTTAGTTGTACCACCACTATCAATGTATGAATTTGACCCAAAAGTTGCATCATTTGTAGATGCCACAGAATACAAAACACCACTACCAAATTGAATTGCTTTTAAAGTGCTGTTCCAAGCACTAGGAGTAACTCCCAAGCCTAGATTGCCTGAGGAGTCCCAAGTTCCGACTAGCGATCCGTTAGTTCTGAAACCGATAGAGGAAGTTCCAACAACATTCAACGTTGTAGCACTTGCTGAAATTTGACCGCCTTCAGTACCGCTTACCAACAGTCGAATACGAGCATCTTGGGCAGTATTATTTAGAGTAAGAAGGTAAGTTCCAGAACCTTCCAGAGATAATTTTGCACTAGGACTACTTGTACCAATACCCAGACCTGTGCTGGTTAGGCGCATGGCTTCAGAGTTGTTGGCATCAAAAGATATGAAACCACTAGCACCAGTTGCTCGGAGTTGCAACGATGTACCAGCGGCAATATCAAAACGACCATTACCGCCTGAATCAGAACCAAGCGTACCAACAGAGCCACCAACAACTTGAATATCTAAAGTTGCGCCAGATGAAGTATTGCGATTGAAAACACCAGAAATTGCTCCTGATGCAGACGATGTAAGTTTAGTCCCATCAAAAGTAAGCGCAGAACCGCTTGTAACAACCTTAGAGCCGTTTAAATACGCTACTCCGTTAGCAGTACC